GAGCGAACCGCACCGAAGTCGTAGCCTGGAACCACATATCTGGCGTACTGGTCCATGAGGGCTTTGCCAGATGAGCCTGGCTCTTGTTCCATTCGGATTGGCACTAATTTCCCATCCTCGTAGGCGGTCTGGGCAATGAACTGCTCAACCTTTTCGTTCTTAACGCGTGCTTTTTTCACATCAAGGATGTATGCGATTCCTTGGTCAAACATCATGAGTGTTCCGACTGTCCAGTCAGGGTCTGGTGTGGCGGCATTCGGCTCTGTTGCTGCAAGGTCCCAAAATCTCACGACTCTTGCCGAAGATGTGATTGGTGGAATTTCTTCATTATCAATAATAACTATTGATGTTCTCTCAAACATGCTTCCAAGGGTGGTTGACCACCAGTCGCCTTCTTCAAGACGGCGCCGCTCAACAGGGTCAAGGGCTGATAGGGCTTGGCGGTACGAAACAGCGTCAATTCCTGGGTTATCCGTAAGTCGTGAAGGAACGAAGATTCGCCCTTTTTCTTGTCCTTCAACGATAAATCTTTGACGAACCCAGTTAGGAGCAGGGTTAGATGCGCACCTCATGCGTAGTGGGACTTCGGACAACGGACCGCTATTTGGACGGCGGAGACGGGAGAACATGTACCTGTAGTCATTTTCTCGGATTTCCGTAACCTCATCCATTCCGATGAATTGGAATTCAGAACCTTTGTAACGGAGATAGTCGCCAGTGTTGTTTAGGTAGCCGAATGAGATTCTTGCCCCAGATGGGAATGTCGCAACGAAACTGTTGTTATTCCAGTGAATGTCGTCGTGTGGACTCACCCATGTCTTAAAACGGTCCATGAGCGCCCCAGGGAGCGACAAGTCAGCGAATGTGCGACGGAAGAGAATCGCAGAATAGTTGGGCACATCTACATACTGAAGCGCAGACATCAGAAGGGCTGAAGACTTTCCACCGCCAGCGGCACCACCGAATAATGCCTCAAGTGAGTAAGTTCTTAAAAAAACTCGTCTAAAACTTTCGCCCAATTAGTCACATTCGTCTCCAACAAGTTCTATCGTATGTCACAATTGTGCGCTAGGTTGTACACGATGAAAAAAATATTCAAGGCAATTGGTTCAAAGTTGACTAGACCAACCTTCGCGAATTTACTGATGGCATCATTTATACTATTTACAGCGATTGGAGGATTTCTCATAGCACCACCAATCGGATTCCTGGTAGCAGGTTTGACATGCGGCATATTCGGATACATATTGGGCGCTGAGTAAGAATTATGGCGTGGAACTCATCAACATCTAATAAGGGCGCGTCCGCGCCCAGTGGCAAGGCTCTAGGTCCTGGCGCACCCATAGCAATGAATCCTGGCCTTGCTGGCAAGGCTTACCACGACATGTGGGACATTGAGCGTGCATACCGCGAGGGCATGCAGAAGGTCACTTGGGTTTCAAGGTGTATTGACGCTATTGCTGGAAACCAAGCGCGACTCCCAATCATTTTGCGAAAAGACAATTCTAGGGACGGTGAAATCCTCACGGGTCGCCGTGCGCTTCGCTCTCCACTTTTGGAAATTTTGAATACAAAGTCAAACATTGGTGAAAACTCTTTTATTTTCCGATACAGACTTTCTTCGCAATTAATGCTCAGTACGCGCGGTGCATTTATTGAAAAAGTAAGAGGACGCGACGGGCGAATTATTGGACTCAACCTGCTTCCGCCACAGCACACATCGCCAATTCCAGACCCACGCCGATTCGTTTCTGGCTACGAAGTAACGATGCCTCAAGGCGACAAGATAATCCTCAAGCCAGAAGATGTATGTTGGGTTCGTCGCCCGCACCCGCTTGACCCATACTTGTCACTGACGCCAATGGAATCTGCTGGTGTAGCAATTGAGATTGAGAACTTGGCAAAAGTTTACAATAGGAACTATCTCTTGAATGATGGTCGTCCTGGCGGAATCCTTGTCGTTAAGGGCGAAATTGACGATGATGATAAAGATGAATTGCGCAATAGATTCAGAGGCAACCTGACAAGAGTCGGCTCAACGACGGTTATTTCCGCGGACGATGGTGTTGACTATGTTGATACATCAGCAAATCCACGAGATGCCGCTTATGTTCAAATGCGACAAATCCAAAAAGAAGAAATTCTTGCAGCGTTTGGTGTTCCAGAGTCAGTAATTGGAAACGCCTCTGGCAGAACCTTTAGCAACGCAGCAGAGGAACATCGCGTTTTCTGGAACGAGACAATGCTTCCGCACCTTGACTTGCTTGGTCGCGCTTTAGACGAATTGGATGAAGTGAACTATGTTGACTTTGATACATCAAATGTCCCAATTCTGATTCTCTACAAACAAGAACGCTCGCGTTACCATCTTGATGAATTCAATGCTGGTTTGCTGAGCGCAAATGAATATCGCTCCTCAACTGGCATGAAGACAGTAAAGAGTGACTTGGCAGATTCTCTTTTGATGAATCCAAACCTAACGCCAATCGCCAACACCGAAAAAGAGATGGAACAAGCCGCACAAGGCGCAATGCCAGGAATGCCAGGAATGCCACCAGGCGCTCCAGGGATGCCGCCAGAAATGCCAGGAATGCCACCAGGGGCACCAGGCGCTCCAGGAATTGAAGTTGCACCAGATGGAAGCATGGCAAGCCCTCTTGACCCTAATACCATGGCTGGTTCTCTCGCAGCAGCACAAGGCGCCCCAGCGGGAGCGGCTCCAGAGACAGGAATGGCTCCGCCACCAGGCGCGGTCGCATCGGCTGAACCGTTTGGTGGAATTGAGACAAAACAGGAAAATCTTGAACTTGAGCGCTGGAAAGAAATCCTTGGCCGCAGTTTTGAGCGAGTGATTGAGCGCCAGCAGCGAGTGACAATGGAAAAAGTTAACGGCATGAAGTCAAAGAAGGCTCTTGCCGCTGGAACTCTGGATATTGAGGCAATCTTCTCTGTTGAGACATGGGATAAGCAGATGGAAGAAGATATTCGTCCAGTAATTGCAACAATCATCCAAGACTCTCAAGAGACATCAAAGAAATCACTCAACAAGGTTGATGTCATTTCCCAGATTGATTCACACATATCTAGATTCAAAAAAGTCAACGCTGATACTCACGAACAACTCGTATCTGCGTACATGGCGGCACTTCCAGTTCCCAATGAAGACAACAGAAGCACAGTGTTTAGGGCTTCGTGCGTAGGTATTTTCACAAACCTATTGGCTAAAACGAAATACGAACTTTCAAGCGCAGAAGCACGACGCGCATGGGGATTTGCAAGTTAATTTCAGTAATTAATATAGTTTACTGAAACTATAAGAAATACTTGCTGCAATTGGTGGCATCTGTCGTTTATTATCGTTAGTACGCAAGGACGGCATCATGTACAACGAAATTCAATTCAAAGCAAACTCTGGTCAGGTAAACATTGACCAAGCAGAAGGCATTGTTGAATGTTTCGTCGCTGGAATTGGCAATAAAGACTCCGTTGGTGACATTGTTCTTTCGGGAGCATTTTCAAAGAGTCTTATGCGTCGCAAGCCTCGTGTTGTCTGGGGCCACAACTGGAATGACCCAATCGGCAAGGTTCTAGAAATTTACGAAGTTCCACCTAGCGACCCGCGTCTTCCAGCAAAAATGAAGATGGCTGGAATCGGTGGATTGTTTGCAAAAGTTCAATTCAATCTCAATTCAGAAAAAGGTCGCGAGGCATTTGCCAATGTTGCGTTCTTCGGAGTTGAACAAGAGTGGTCAATTGGATACAAAACGCTTGATGCAATTTTTGACAACACCCGCCAAGCAAACCTCCTAAGAGAGGTTGAACTTTACGAGGTTTCGCCAGTTCTTCACGGTGCAAACCAGTTGACTGGAACAATCTCCGTTAAGAGCGACGAAGAGAAGATGCACATGATGGGCGGCATGGGAATGCCTAGCACTTAAAGCAACTGAATCATCTGTTGTTTTCATGAAGCCAGGTCGTGGATTATTCAGACTCAGTTACTACTTTGACGGCGAGCAGTTCATGTTCGGCAAGCCAGAGCCAATGGGTCAGAAGCCAGTTACCGTAGTTCCAAGCGTTGGGCCAAAGCCAAATCTTTCTGGTCCAACTGCAATTCCTGGAATTAGCGGAAAGCCAAATATCCCATCCCCAGCGATGCAGTATGCGTCACCACCTCCAACAGGGGATGCGAGTTTGGTCTTTGGGACAGTACGACCAAAGGGTACCGAAAAATCACTTGAAGATGAAATTGACATGCTGCTTGAAAAGATTGACAGCGACGAAAAGATGTCAATTAAGTCTGACGCAATTGAAAAACTTAATTCAGTAGTGCGAACCCTTCAAGAAATCATTGGTGTTGAGACAACTGAAAAGTCTGAACTTCTAATTGAATGTGCTCCAGAACATGCTTTTGAAGCAAAGCAACTTCTTGACCCAGTTTTTGAATACCATCAAGTTGAAACGCTTGTCACGGAAAACGGAATCTTAATCACATCGGACATTGACCTTGACGCATACCAGGCAATTGAGACTGCAACAAAGTCTTTGTTTGGGCGTATCGGGCGCAGAATAGGGCCTGGTGGTCCAAAAAAAGGTAGGCGCGCAACGCGCGCTCTCACCCAGATAGACGGAGTCCT